GACCAATTTGCGAATGCACTTACCAATGCCGGTGATGTAATTCTTAGCAATCTTTTGGAATTAACACCACGGCTTATCAGCGGTTTGACAGAATTGATCGGGATTCTCACACCGGAACTTCCCAGGGTAATAGAAACCGCTTTGCCGGGGCTTATTGACGGTGCCTTTTTATTGCTTGGCGGTTTGGCCGCAGTATTGCCGGATTTATTCAGCATTCTTGGTACGGAAATTAGCACACGATTACCGGATTTGTTGCAATTATTTGGGGATGCTTTCAGTTTGCTTGGCGGAATGATAATGAACGGCCTGCCTGATTTGTTGCAAATCGGATTGGATATAATCTTGCAAATTGTGCAAGGCCTTGCTTCTGCATGGCCAACGGCCATTCCGGAAATCGTGAATGTAGCAATTCAGTTGTGCGATATTTTGGTTCAGAATGCGCCATTGTTTGTGTCGGCGGCGGTTCAGTTGATGCAAGGTTTGATGCAGGGCTTGATGACCGCTTTGCCTACATTGCTTCGGTATCTGCCAACCTTGGTGAGAAGCCTTTCTGTAGCACTGATTCAGGCCTACCCGATTTTGATAGAAGGGGTTCTATCCGTGGTATCTTTAATGGCCGCAGAACTTCCGGAAATCATCAATATAATTTCCGAGATTTTGCCGGATTTGTTGAGAATATTGGGTGATACACTTGTGACATTGACACCAATTTTGGTGGAAGCACTTATTTCCTATTTCGGAATTTTGGCGGAAAATTTCCCTATTATCTGCCAAGCGTTATGGGATGCAGCACCGTTGCTAATTGACGGAATATTGATGGCCTTGGTTGGATTTGGTGCGCAACTTCGGGAAAGCATCATTGATCCTGCTATTGAAGCATTTATGACTTGGTTTGAAGATGTGAAAGCGGCGGCATCCGAGAAGGCAAGCGGCCTTATTGAATCGGTAGTGGCAGTATTTGAACCAATCAAAGAAAAGGTGTTATCCGTATTTGAAAATATCAAAAACGGTGTGCAGGTTGCAATCATATTCATAGGCAATATCATATCCTTTGCCAAGGAATTGCTATTGATACCGTGGAATTTTATATGGGAAAATTTCGGTGATAAAATCACAGAAATTTGGAATACCATCACTTCATTCATTGAAGGAAAAATTGCCGTGGTTGTGGGGTTTGTTGAGGAATGCAAGGAATTTTTGCTTGATTTGATGTCTACCATTTCCGGATTTTTTGAAGATATTTGGGCGGATGTTACCGAATTTATTTCGGGAAAAATCGAGGATTTCCAAACCACAATTCAAAATATTTATGAAACGGTGTCCGGTGTGTTTGATTCCGTCAAAGAATTTTTGAGTACAACCGGAAGCAATATTTGGGAAAATGTGAAAGGCACTTTTGAGGATGTGCGAGCATCCATTGAAGAAAAATTAAATTCTGCAAAAGAAACGGTCACTTCCATTTTTACCGACATAAAAAATGCGATTGATGAAAAAATCGAAGCGGCCAAAAGCGTTGTATCAGACGGAATCGAAGCCCTGAAAGGGTTCTTTGATTTTGAATGGGAACTTCCGCATATTAAATTACCGCACTTTAACATTGAAGGTTCATTTAGTTTGAATCCGCCAAGTGCGCCTTCCTTCGGAATTGAATGGTACAAAAAAGGTGGTGTATTAACCGATCCGACAGCCTTCGGAATTAACGGCGGCAAACTTATGGTTGGCGGTGAAGCAGGGCCGGAAGCCGTTGCGCCTATTGATGTTCTTCAGGGATATGTTGCAGAAGCGGTGGCAAACCAAAATGCAGGCCTTGTGGCGGTGCTTGAAAGAATCCTGGATGCAATCCTTTCAATGGATGAAAACATGGGCGGAAACATGCGTGAAGCCCTTGCAGGCACATCATTTTCAGTTGATAATCGGGAATTTGCCCGGTTGGTGAAGGCGGTGAACTAATGATAGAACAAATTAAATATATCAACCATAGAAATGAAACACTTGATTTCGGTGCGAATGGCATGTTTATCAATAAGAATGATTTGCGTGATTTCGATTGGAAGATTGTTTCAAAGAATAACCGGATAACAGGATTCAAAAAAGGGGTGGTTGCAAAGACCATCCCTGTTATTATTTCAACTTTATCCGAAGAAGAATGCAAGGCGAAGCAGAATGCCTTGTATGAAGTATGTGAAAAGGATGTTCTTGCGGTGCAGCATGGCCGCCTTGTGATTGGTGATTATTACATGAAATGTTTTGTCACCACATCCAAGAAAAAGGACTACTTGAAAAGCCGGCAGTATAAGTCGGTGCAAATTAAAATATCCACGGATAGGCCATATTGGGTGAAAGAAACAATCACTACTTTTGGATACGGTGCCGGGGCAGCCGGAAGCAATCTTGATTTCAACAACGATTTTCCGTATGACTACACATCCAATATTATGAATCAGAAGTTGAATAACACCGGATTTGTGCCGGAAAACTTCAGGATGAATATATATGGACCGTGTACCAATCCGCAAATCACCATAGGCGGCCATGTGTACGAAGTGGCAAAGGAATTTGAAGCGAATGAGTATTTGACGATTGATTCCATTGCAAAAACAATCACCTTGACACATACGGATGGAGCGGTGGAAAATTGCTTCAATTTGCGGAACAAGGATTCTTATATCTTTGAAAAAATCCCGGTTGGGGTGAATACGGTATCCACAAATGCCGAGTTCAAATTTGATGTAACTCTTTTCGAGGAAAGGGGGGAACCAAAATGGACTTGATATATATGAATGCCGAAAAAGAAGATGTGGGAGTGATTGCAGATTATACCTTTGATTTGGCCTTCGGGAAAGATGAAAACAACTTTGAATGCGTAGTAGATACCGGAAGCCATTGTTGCGAAGCAGGCTTCTATTTGTACTATGAAGGCACAGAATATGGCGGTGTGATTGATTCCATTAAGGTTGACACGGACAAGGCGGAAATAACCTATATCGGGCGCACATGGCATGGCATTTTGGATTCAAAGATATTGGAACCGGATGGAGATTATTTGATTCTTTCCGGGGAAGGAAATGCGGTGCTTGCATCCCTGATTGAAAGAATGGGGCTTGGGGCTTTGTTTACGGCTTCCACGGAAGATTCAGGCATTGCGGTCCGGAACTACAAAATGAACCGTTATATCGGCGGATATGCAGGCATCCGGAAGATGCTAAAAGCATCCGGGGCAAAATTAAATATTGCATTCAAGAATGGCTTTGTGGAATTATCCGCAAGGCCATTTGTTGATTATTCCAAGGATGAACAATTCGACACGGACCAAATAGATTTCGTGATACAGAAAAACTTCAAACCTTTGAATCATGTGATATGCCTTGGGGCCGGGAACCTTGCGGAAAGGGAAATCATTCATGTATATGCAGATGCATCCGGGGAGATAAGCGCAGCGCAAACAATCACCGGGGTTGATGAAGTGGCGGCAACCTATGACAATGCCAATGCGGAATCTTCCGAAGCATTGATGCAGGGCGGAATTGATATGATAAAGGCATCTTGGGGTGCAGATAAGGTGGATTTTGATTTTGATTCAAATGATGAAACCTTTGATATTGGGGATGTGGTTGGTGCGGTGGAATTTACCACAGGCATTCAGGCATCTTCGGAAATCACGAAAAAAATTGTCAAAATAAAGGACAATACAACAACAATATCATACAAGGTGGGTGAATAATTATGGCACATTTAATTACAGGATACGCAGGGGAAGAACATATCCAATCGGCGGACCAGGGTTCTTTCAATGCATCATTTTTCGGCACCGGGGAATATGTCATGGAAGCCGGCAATCAGTTTGAAGCATCCGTGATGGACAATAACACGGTGCGAATCTTTGACGGTGATATTTTGATGCAGGGGCGGCACATCCGCATTGAACCGAACACATACGAAGATATAACAATCACAACCGGCACCGCAGGAGTGAACCGGAATGATTTGATTTGTATGCAATACAAAAAGGATTCTTCTTCCGGGGTAGAATCGGCACAAATCGTAGTTGTAAAGGGTACGGAAGGCACAACCGCATCCGATCCGGCGCACACAACCGGGGATATTCTTTCCGGGGCAACAACCAATCAGATGCCGTTGTACCGTGTAAAGATTGAAGGTGTAGTGCTTGCAGGTGTAGAAGCATTGTTTGATACAATCCCGACTTTTCAGGCATTGGCGGAAAGATACAAGGCAGAATTTGTTGAAGCGTGTGAAAGCCATTTGGATTCCCTGAATGTGCTTGACACAATGGAAGAAGTTGAAGCCAACACACAGGCAAATCAACTTGCCGGGGCATTGGCGGTGAAGGAACTTGCAATGACCTTGGGAACGGTTGAATTTCGGGTGAACAATGGGCAACTTCAATATAGATACGAAAGCGAGGAATAAGACATGGGAACAATGACAGAATGGCAGGATGTTGGAATGAGTAGCGAAGAAAAGGCACAGTTGCAAGCGATTTATGATAAGGTAATGAATGAGGATTTAAGCATAGTGCCATCAACCATTTATGGTTCTGGCGGTCAAACATTAGAAATAACGACAGGAAAATATATATGTATAGCATTTGCGCATGGATATGATATAGATTCAAATTATCAGCAAGTCTATTGGACATTTGATGTATCTATTGAAGGTACATACGAAACAATATTCCCATTAACTGATTACCAACTTGTTAAAGCGGGTGCCGTATCAACTACAAAATATATGATTATTAAAAAAGAGGAAAGCGAAACAATAAAAATAACGGCAACACCCACAAGGACTAATATTCATATTATTGCGTTTGCTATATCTTAATTGTTAAAAAGAAAGGAAAAATAATATGTTCGCAATCGAAGCAGGGGGCAAATATGTTAAGAGTACAATTCAATGATTCCCTTTCTATGCAGGCGGTGGATTTCAAAACCATTTCGGATTCGGTTGTGCAACTCACCGGGGAGAAAGTCCCGGAGAACACAAGCGGATTCAAAGTGTATCGCCTGAATGGTGAATTTTTGGGAGATTATTCAGATTACACAAACATAGTGGCGGAAGTGCAGAATGGCTTCCAATACGGCAAATAACAAAAGATAACCTTGCAAATGGCAAAGAAAGCGAGGTTATATGAAAGGCATACAATTTGGCAATTATCATTCATGGGATGATTTTGCATTGATATTAACAGCAAAGGAAATCGGAACACCATCCATCAAAACGGAAAACATTGATATTCCGGGCGGGGATGGTGTTCTTGATTTGACTGAATTTTTCGGTGAAACAAAGTACGGCAATAGACCACTTTCTTTTGAGTTTTCCACCATTGTTCCGCAATCGGATTTCATGCGCCTATTTTCGCAGGTGCAAAATGCCCTGCATGGACAGAAAATGCGGATTGTATTGGATAATGATGCGGAATGGTATTACACCGGAAGAATCAGTGTATCACCTTGGAAGGCGGAAAAGAGCATTGGAAAATTCACCATTGATTGTGATTGCGAGCCGTACAAAACAAAGGTGAATGATACGGTGATTTCCGTTGCCGTAACGGAAGAAACAACGGTTATTCTTCAAAACAGCAAAAAAAGAGTGATTCCCACAATCGACATTACCGGGGAAATCAATTTGACCTTCGGAACAAACTTTTGGGCTTTAACGGAAGGCAGATATGATTTGCCGGCGGTGGTGCTTGAATATGGGGATAATGAAATCACATTAAGCGGTGCAGGAACGGCAACCTTCACATACAGGGAAGGGGGCTTATAAATGTATCAGGTATATTGCGATTCATGGCTTCTGCATGCGGATATAGAAGATTATAGATTGATAGGCCCGAAGTTGGAATTGGAATTGAATCAGATTGGAAAATTTGATTTCACGATTTACAACAACCACATCAATTTTGACAAATTGCAGCGGTTGAAATCTATTATCACGGTTTATCAAGATAATTATTTGATTTTCCGGGGCCGGATTCTGAATGATGAACAAGGATTTTATAACGAAAAGCAGGTTTCTTGTGAAGGGGAACTTGCTTTTTTAATTGATTCCATTCAAAGGCCATATGAATTTCAGGGAACACCGGCGGAGTTATTCCGGCTATTCATAGAAAACCACAATGCACAGGTGGATGCGGCGCATAGGTTTATTGTTGGAAATATCACCGTAGTTGATCCAAATGATTATATTGCCCGGAGTGATTCGGAATACCTGAATACATGGGAATCTATTCAGAAAAAGTTATTGGATACCCACGGCGGCTATATTTGGATACGGCATGAACCGGAAGGCATTTATATTGATTATTTGGCGGAATTGAATCTTCTATCACCGCAGGCGGTAGAGATTGGGAAGAACCTTCTTGACCTGAAAAGGGAAACAAAGGGGGAAGATATTGCAACGGCAATCATCCCTTTGGGAGCCAAGGTGGATGATTCCCGGATAACCATTGAAAGTGTGAATAATGGTGTGGACTATGTGTATAACCAAGAAGCGGTGGATGCATACGGTTGGATTTTCCGGGTGCAGACTTGGGATGATGTAACATTGCCGGAAAACCTATTGACGAAGAGCAATGAAGCCTTGCAAGCGCAAATGCAGATGCTTTATTCCTTGGAATTAACGGCGGCGGACCTTGCAACGGTGAATAAAGCGGTGGAATCCTTCCACTTGGGAACATGGGTGCAGGTGACAACCAATCCGCATTCTATCAATCAGAAATTTCTTGTTTCAAAGTTGATTCTTGAATTAGTGAATCCGGCGGCAAATAAGTTGACCTTGGGTGCTTCCGTTTATACCATGACAGAACAAACAATTTCCGGGCAAATAGCCACGGAAAACAGGTTGATGGACATTTCCTTGGATACGCAAGAAAGGCTTGAAAATGGCCTGCTAGAAACGGAAAGAAAACTATCTGCACAGATTGCGGCCACATCCGAGAGCATAACCGCAACGGTGATGGATGAAGTGTATTTGAAAGATGATACAGATGCATTGATTTCCGCCGTAAATACGCAAATCACGCAAACGGCAGAAGATGTGGAAATCCGGTTCAATGAGTTTTCGCAGGATATTGATTCGGTTGCAGCCGGTACGGATGCCAAGTTTGAAGAAATCAGCAAGTACATTCGCTTCGTTGATGGAAATATCATTCTTGGCGAAGAAGGAAACACATTGACCTTGCGGATAGACAATGACCGGATTTCTTTCCTTGATTCCGGAATGGAAGTGGCATATTTCAGTAATAACAAATTGTATGTAACAGATGGCGAATTTCTGCATTCCCTTCAACTAGGCAATTTTGCCTTCATGCCAAGGGAATCCGGAAATCTATCATTTGGAAGATTGTAGGGGGCATATATGGCAACATCAAATGCAATGTCAACTACTAATGATAAAATCAAGTATAAAATCACGATAACGCAAAACAGCCAAAGTGTGGCGAATAACACATCCAATGTGACAGTATCGGTCCGGGTATATCGTACAAATACAGGTTATACCACATACGGCACCGGCACAGTATATTGCACCATAAACGGCACGCAATACACGGATTCAATCACTTCTTCTGATAAGATAACATCTTCCGGGATAGTGATTTTCAGCAAAACATTGAATATCTCACACAATGCAGATGGTACAAAGACCTTGGCAACATCCGCAAGGATAACGCACGATCAATTTTCTTCGAGTAATCAGAGTTATTCGCAGGCATTGACAACCATTCCAAGGGCAACGACACCAACACTTTCTGCATCAAGTGTGAATATGGGTTCTTCCATCACAATCAACATGGCAAGGGCATCCGGTTCCTTCGACCATACCTTGACATATAAATTTGGAAGCGCAACCGGAACCATAGGAAGTGACCTGGAAACATCCAAAGCATGGACAGTTCCCTTGTCCTTGGCAAGTCAGATTCCCAACGGAACATCCGGCACCTGCACAATCACATGTAAAACATACAACGGAAGTACACTGATAGGCACCAAAACGGCATCTTTCACCGCAAAGGTGCCTTCTTCCGTTGTGCCGAGTATTTCCGCACAAACAATTTCCGAAGCCGTTTCCGGGCTTGCAGCGCAGTTTGGGGCCTATGTGCAGAATAAATCCCAAGCGAAGGTTGCAATCACCGCCGCCGGGAGTTATTCAAGCACGATAAAAACCTACAAAACCACCGTTGCCGGAAAGAGTTATACCGGAAGCACAATCACATCCGGGGTGCTTACTTCTTCAGGAAGTGTGACAATATCAACCACGGTGACGGATAGCAGGGGCAGAACGGCCACAAAGAGCAGCACAATCACGGTGCAGGCATACACGGCACCGAAAATCAGCACATTTTCCGCAATCCGGGCAAATGGCTTGGGGGCGGCAGATAACAACGGAACAATGGCCCTTGCAAGAATCAAATTTGCGGTGGCCGCCGTGAACAATAAGAATGCCAAGAATTATGTTGTGGAATACAAACCAAAATCAAGTGATACATGGACACAGGCAGCAACCGGAAGTGTGTATTCTTATGATTCCAACATGCTTCTGAATATCGACTTGAACACGGAAATATCCTATGATTTGCGGTTGACCATTTCGGACTACTTCGGGACCGCAACGGCATATGCAGAAGTTCCAACGGCCTTCACATTGCTTGATTTTAATTCAAGCGGCAAGGGCATTGCATTTGGCAAGGTGTCGGAAATTGAAAACCAAATGGAAGTTGATATGAATATGAACATATACCGGGATGTATTCATGGGCGGCCTGAAAAGATCAGATGATGAAAAGAACATGTATTTTCAGACCACAGATGATGCCGAGAATGTGCATAATTGTAAATTGTACGGCGCAAACGGTGCTTCCGTCACTTCCATTGGTTGTTGGGATTCGGCCCGGAATCATGGCATTTGGAGATATTTAAGCGGCACACAAAACCTTGTATTTGATGCCAATGTAAAGGTGACAAGGGCGAATGGCGGTGATGAATTTATCACATCCGATCCGGTGACACACGGAAGCAGAAGCGGAAAGGTTCATTTCTCCAATGGCCTTCTGATTCAATGGGGAGTGGAAACAATCACACCGGTTGCGAATACACCAACGGCCAAGGCGGTGAAGTTTTCCGCCGCATACACATCAATTCCAATGGTACTTACAACGGCAATCACAACGGTTCCCGGAACATCCGTATCAGGGAATGCTTCGGCAAATATTACAGTATCCGGATTTGATGCCTATGTCACAAGGAATGGAACCACAAATACATCCGTTGGATGGGTGGCAATAGGTTACAAAGAATAATACAAAAGAAAGGACAAAAGAAACATGACAGACATCATAGTAACAATCATCACAGGGGTAGTTGCAATCATCACTTGTTCTATTAACAGCATCTATCAATCAAGCGCAACACGAAAAATGACAGAATACAAGATGGATGAATTGTCAAAACGAGTGGACAAGCACAATCATCTTGTGGAAAGAATGTATAACTTGGAGCAGCGAGAAGCGGTCATGGAAGAAAAGATGGATGTTGCAAATCACAGGATTGCAGATTTGGAAAATGCACAGTAAAAAGGGGAAGGCGGTTTGCCTTCCCTTCTTTAAAAGTATGTATATTTTTCCCGGAATGCCTTTTGTTGCGGCGAATAGTTGAAATATGACAAGGCATTTTGTACATCAGTACATTTGCAACCGCAGGTTTCGGCAATTTCCGTGATATGACCGCACAAGATATTGTTCAAACCTACTTCAATGGCCTTTTTTCTAACTTCGTTTCTAACTTCTGTTATCTTACTCATATTATCCTCACTTTCCGCCGGGATATACCGCCCGGCACGGTTTATGTATTTAGATATATACAAATTTTTTCATTGTGTTTGTCATAAATGCTTTATATCCTAATTTCTTTAAATATGTAACTAATTGATTCATTGTATAATCATCATTCATAACAACATCACAACCATATACACAAGCACCGCTTTCTCTTATTCCTGTAAAATATATTCTTGTCATATCCTTTTTCCTCCTATTTGGTATTTATTTCCTTTGTTGATAATACTATTATAGTATATTGCTAGCAATATATCAATATACAGAATACCTAAACATTCACAGAGGATTTTGTTTATTATGTATATTGCTAGCAATATATTTTAATGCTATAATAATCTTACAAAATACAGATAACCAAAGACGAAGGGAGAAAGATATGTATAAATTATTATTTGAAACGGAAGCGGAAAAAACAGTGGAAAGTGTAAATGCAGCATTTTTGAAGGAAACCGGGGAATCCGATTGGGGATATGAAACCATTGAAGATATTGAAAAGGCAGAAAAAGCCGGATTTCTTGAATTTGCAGGCGGCACAATGAAAGTTTTTGTTGAGGAAAACTAATATGGGTAGTAAATACACGAAAGCACAAAACAAAGCAACGCAAAAATACATTAAAAATGCTTATGATACTATCCCGATCAGGGTTCCGAAGGGAAAAAGGGAAATATATAAGCAAAGAGCAGAAGCAGAAGGAAAATCATTGAATCAATACATTGTTGATTGTGTAGAGAAGGGCCGGGAATGAATCCCGGTCTTTTTTTATGTATAATTGAAAAGGGGTGATGCAGGATGGAAGAATACCTATATAATGCGGCATTGGAATCTATACATAAATATAAGGAAGAAGAATTGACGGATTTTGATGCTTTTATGGATGAAATAGAAAAGGAATATGAATCATATTGACATTTTTTGCAAAATTTGCAAATATTATTTCATTATAATATATGGGGGTGATGTTCATGTTTTTCTTCAAAAAGAAAACAACAAAAGAAAAAGTTGCAGAAAAGAGAACCAATTTTGCCGGTGAAAGTATGGATCACTTAGATGCAGAAGGGAATTTGCCTTTTGGATGGCATAGAGCAAACAAAGAATTTACGGATAAAATAAGTGAAGAATACAAATACTTTTCTGATAGGTGTTATGAAGCAAAGAACTTATCCCCGAAAGAATATTATGAGGTCCTTAAATCTGCCGTGTTATATTTGGAAGATGCACAGAAATTATGTTATTCAAAGAATGTATGCTTTGCGCATTGGTTTGATGGATGCGTGGCAAGTCCTGAACACATAGCGGAAGAAAAGCAAGGATTGCAGGAATTAGAAAACAACTTGGAACAGTTGCAAAAAGAATGGGAACGGCACCAATTTATAAATAAGGAAATAATTGAGATAATAAAAGAGAATGCCGGCATAATGCAAAGTGATTTATACAAACGCTTTGATGCCGCCGACAAAAATTATATTTCCAATACTTTATATATGATGGATGCAAAAGGGGAAATTGAAAGGGTAAAGCAGGGCAGGAGTTATGCGTTGCACATAAAAAGGCAGGAATAAAATCCTGCCCTTTTCTATTATCTATGTTTATTCAAGTAAAAATATAATCGTGAAATAAATTGTGAATTAGATGGCGCACCTTTCATGGGGTTTATACTGAATTTGAATAATTCATCAATGAAGGCCATGTTGCCATAAAGCCATGCCACATGAATTGCATGCCGGATTGCCCTTTCTACCCTTGCAACGCTTGTTTGGTGCTTGTGGGCTATATCTGCATATAGTCCGGTGATTTTGTATAACTCCGTTGGATCATGCAGCACAAATTCTTCCGCACTTGTGAGATACACAAAGCCGACAAGATTTGTTGGCACACCGATTTGCAAAAGCAAATCCTGAATTTCTTCTTCGTAGATTTCAAGCGGTACTTCATCATTCATAATTTTATCCTCCCGATAAATAAATTTTATAATGTGATTTTATTCCTGCTATTTTCCGTATAAAATACCAACAATAACATTAGTTTTGTCGAATTGTGCATGCATTTGTGTCACGAATGACAAAAGCCCTGAAATAAGGAAAAGACCGTGTATTCACGGCCTTTCCGGTGTAGTGTTGACTATTTCTATCAATGGTGCGCTAATGAATCTGCACACAGATGATGGAAGTGAGCAAACCAAAAAAATTTATACCCTTAATTTCACATCAAGTTCAATGGGGAAGGACTTCCAATTCCCGCCTGTTTTAAGCGGTGATTTGTAGCGTGATTTCTTTGTTTCCTTGTCATAGTATCTGATTTGTTGGCTTTTAATTCTTACGGCCTTTTCTCTGTTATAGTCTATGCGTTCAATGCATTCTTTTAGAAGCATATTTTTCTTTTCTGCATCCACATCCGGATTGTCCAGGGCTTCCAAAGCATCTTTGAAGCGGTGGAGTTTTTCTTCGTAGTCCACAGGTTCCGGCATGGCTTCGTAGGCCTTGCACAATGCTTCCTGGATTTCTTCTTTTTCCTTCAATACCTTTGCATTCAGGTTGTCGAAAATATGCTTCGGCATTCCTTCTTCGGAATATTTTTCCCATTGTTGGATTTCTTTTTTATCCAATTCTTCTTTTCTTGCTTTTAATTGCTTGATAAGATTTTCATGCAATTTCCGGGAATCACCTTCATCATTTTTGATTCGCACTTCAAAATCTTCAATGCAGCCTGCAAGAACTTCTTTCACTCTTGTTAGAATTTCATCATACAAGGCAGAAGAAGTGTGGCAATAGGATTGACCGTCACATAAAAGCCGGGGTTCATTCCGTTTGCTTCCATCATTCTTTTTATATATGCGTAGTGACATAGCCCTTCCACATTGGCAATATAACAAACCTGCAAGGGGATTTCTTACTTTGGTATTCGGTTTTTTCCGTGATTTTCTTCCTTTTATTTCTTGCGCCTTATTAAACAATTCTTCACTGATAATGGCTTCGTGTTTTCCGTCATAAATGAGATATTCCCCGACTTTTGCCATTGGCCGTGTTTTGATAAATTCACCTTCTTCAACCACGGTGATTGTTTTGCGGTGGTTCCATCTAACTTTTCCAATATAATGAACATTTTCTAACATCTTAGTCATTGCGTTTGGGGACCACAATTTGCCTTTTGGGGGCTTGATTCCCATTTCATTGAACTTGTGGCAGATGTTTTGGCATCCCATGCCGTGGTTGACATACAAATCAAACATCATGCGGACCACATCCGCTTCATCTTCTTTGGGTACTAGGATGGGGCATTTTCTTTTGCCTTCCGCAACAAAGGTTTTTCCGTATCCATAAGGCGGAATATTCCCGATATAGTTTCCTTGGCTTACAGACAGAAGCCTTCCACGGCTCAGGATTTTCTTGGTATATTCAAGATAATCATTTCCACGCTTCAATTCCCTTTCGAAAGCATCCCAATCATATTCATCACGCAGATTGTAGATTCTTTGCGGAGTTATTACAAAAGTATTTGTATGCTTCAACAACTTCATAAGGCGGCCTATATCTTCCAAATCTCCCCTTGTCAATCGTTGCGGTTCTACAACGGCCACGGCCTTATATTTGGGTGATTCAATCAGGCGCAGCACTTTATTGATTTCCGGTCTTTCTTTTAATGTTTCACCGGAAACCACTTCCCGGAATTTATTTTTTTCCGGCACCTTTGCACCAAGGTTTTTTTCGGACCATTCATCAAGCATGGTTTCATGCTTAGAAAGCACTTCTTCAACGGATAGAAGCGGATCATCACTTCGGGATTTTCTCAAATAATCAATAACTTCTTCAGGCTTAAAATCAATATTTAACTGATATAACATTTTTCTACATCCTTTCTGTAAATCGACAATTTTTGAAAATTCTTTGTAGTATAAAAATAAATGGTAACAATTACAACTATCTACCTGAATTGTCAGATAGTATAATTTCTTTGGAACATTTGTTCTTCCCCGGATGAAAGGAGCATGCGTATGAGCGTTGATGAAGTTGTAAAAAAAATAATTGAATCAGTAAAACAATGCAAGGACATTGAATTGCTTATTATAATTCTTCAATTACTTCAAAAAAGCAGATAGCATACTTTTGACACCACGGATTTTTTCCGCATCAAGCGGATACAAGGTTTCAATCAAAGAAAGAAATTCAGGATCAGTTTTCAACCTTAGCACGACATCAGAAATGGTGTCGGCTTTTTTTACTACCTTTTCCCATCCCATCAACCTTCCCGGTGTTGTATCGAGAACTTCGGCAAACTTCGCAATTTTTGATTGTGGAATATCGTTTCTTCCCAATTCAATTTTATTGATGGTGGATTTGGATTTGTAGCCCATTTTCCGGGCAAGTTCTTCTTGCGTTAGGCCCAATTCTTTTCTTCGCTCCATTATATTCCTTCCTATTGACATATACTCACCACCTTCCTATATATAAATTTTACCACTATATTTCCTTATAATCAACTTTTTTTGATTATTTTCATAAAAATAGTTGACTTTCAATCTACAAAGTATTATATTGAAATAGTAGATTGAAAATCTACTAAAAAAAGAAAGGTGGTGATAACATGACAAACACAGAACTTCTTGAAAAGAAGATTGAAGAATCAGGCTACAAAAGAAACTATATTGCAAAAGCAATCGGCCTGAAAAGCACATTCGGCTTGGCAAACAAAATCAACAATGTTACAGAGTTTAAGGCAAGCGAAATCAACATTTTGTGTGATTTGCTAAAAATCGAAACGGCGGAAGAAAAAGAAGCAATTTTTTTTGCCGGTTAAGTAGATTTAAAATCAACCGAATAAGGACAAACGGCAAAAACATAAGTTGAAGAATCAAAGAAAGGAAGTGGCGCAATGAGTAAGAATCGGGACCAATACAAGGAAGTAAGAACATTTACATATCCGGATGCAATTATAAGGGTGCATATTCCCGAACTTACCAAAGAAGAAAGAGAAAAAAGAATGAAATCCATTGAAAAAGCAGCCGCACACCTTTTGAGAGTAGAAAGGAAGATGGCATGAATGCAAATTTGAAAAGCGCATTGATCGGGATGGTGTTGGCGGTGCCGGTATCAATAGCGGCAATACATAATCAAAACCTGAATACAGAAGCACAACCGGAAGAACGGCATCCAATCGTGGTGGTGCAGGCGGAACCGGAAGCGGTTGAAGAAGTAGTAGAAGAAGTTGTTGAAGTAAATTACTTTGATGTGCCGTTATCGGAAGAAATACAGGACCACATATTCAGTGAATGCGAAAGATGCGCCATATCACCGGCCCTTGTGGTTGCGATTATTGAACATGAAAGCCAATGCAACGCATCCGCCGTTGGTGATAACGGAAATTCGGTTGGGTTGATGCAGATTCAGGAAAGATGGCATGCAGAAAGAATGGACAGGCTAGGTTGCACCGATTTGATGAATCCCTTTGAAAATATCACCGTTGGGGTGGACCTGATATGCGAACTTTACAACATGAATCCGGATGTTCAGTGGGTATTGATGGCCTATAACGGTGGGACAGGCTATGCCAACAGAATGATGGAAGCGGATACATGCAGCGATTATGCGGTGGAGATTGCACAAAGGGCGGAAGAATTAGAAGGGAGCATGCAATGAAGGAAGATATTATCAACAGCACGGCAGCAGGAGAATTGACCGTAGAAGAAGCCATGAAGTTGCGCAAATTGGGATATGAATTTGTTGTTGAAGATGGCATGGTTACTCATATTTATGAGGAAGAAAACAAATGAAGGTGAAGTATGCAGCAGGAATATACACAACTTAATATTTCCTATGAATTGGAAAAGAAAAACAACAAAGACCATGTAGCCACTCCAAGATATGTTGTGGAAGATATTTATGAATTGATTCATATTGAGAATTTCAATTCTATTTGGTTTCCGTTTAATAACTATGATAGCGAATTTAAGTTGAAAGCGGATGAATTAAATTTGAAATATAAGGCCACACACATTTTTGATGATTTGGGGCATGATTTCTTCAAAACAGAACCGCCGGAAAATTGCGATTTGTTGATAAGCAATCCGCCATTTTCTATTCAAAATGACATTATCAAGCGCACCTTTGAATTGATTGATTCCGGGAAGATAAAGGCCTTTTGTTTGCTTCTTCCGCTTGCCACATTAGAAACGGAAAAAAGGGCGGATATTTATGAAAAATATGCGGACAAACTTTCAATCCTGATTTTTAAAAAAAGAATCAAATTCATAGGGCATACCCAGGTATTCAATAAGGGGTGTTGTTGGATTTGCTACAATATCGAACCGCTTATGAAAAATCGCATTTATTGGATATAAAAAACAGTAAAAGGGTGAAATCAATGTATCTATTAACCATAACTAATAAAAGTTATCACAAAATACAATTTGCCTTCACGGATTCCAAGACCATGTATGAATTTACAGAAAATGTGTTGGCCCATGGTTGCGAAGATGTGAGCGTAAAAATAGAAAAAAGCAGGGAATAAGGTATGGAATTTACAGGAAAATTTCTGAATATTAAAAAAGATTGGCAAACAGACCAATTCCAAATCACTTTTTCCATGGATGATCCGGGAGCCGTAAATGAAATTTATAAAATTCAGGATTGCAAAAAGTTGAAAATTAAGGCGGTGCAGTACCGGAAGAAAAGAAGTTTGGATGCAAACGGCCTTTTGTGGCATTGCCTTGGAATGATGGCAGCAGCACTTAGGGCAGATAAATGGGATGTATATTTGCAAATGTTAAAGCGGTACGGCCATTATACCTATATTTTGGCGAAGCCAAATGCCGTTGAGGGTGTGAAGGCCCAATGGCGAGAAAGTGAAGTTATCGGTGAAATCAATGTGAACGGCCAAAAGTCGGTGCAAATGCTTTGTTATTATGGCAGCAGTACCTACAACACAAAAGAATTTAGTGTCCTTCTTGATGGTGTGATTTCTGAAATGAAGGAAATGGGGCTTGATGTTCCTGCACCTAGAGATATGGAAAGGGCATTGGAAATGTGGGAACAGATGAATGGCAAAAAGACTACATAGCGTATTTACGGATGATATGGAACATTGCATTGAAACCGGCACACCGTATTGCCACCGGCATCACATTTTCGGGGCAAGTAACAGAAACAAAAGTGAAAAATATGGCTTTGTGATACCGATTGCGCATTATCTGCATGAATTTCAACCGGGAAGCATTCACGCAAATCCAAATGAAGGGTTGGACCTGAAATGGAAGCAGAAAGCGCAAATGTATTATGAAGAACACCATGGAACCAGGGAAGATTTTATCAAAGAATTTGGAAGAAGTTATTTATGAACCATGATAGTGCCGTTGTGCGCAGGCGGTGCTATTTGGATATAAAAAAAGAAAAAAGAAAGGCCGTTTTATACGGAAAGGTAAAAAATAATGGTAAATGAAAACGCAGGAAGAAAATACGAGCCTAGAGCGGTTTATAACAGAAAATTGGCCCGCTCAATAATTCGCAGCGGTGTTGCAAAGAAGTTTGGAAATCATCATGTTTCCAAAGTAATGAGCCAAAATTTCAAAACATTAAGGGGGAATGGGGAATGAATAAAGTGATTCAAATTGGCCGCCTTACCGGGGACCCGGAAGTTAGATATTCGGCAGCAGAACCACCGCTTGCCATAGCAAGATATACCTTGGCTGTGGATAGAAAATTCAACCGGACAGAAGAACAAACCGCCGATTTTATAAGGTGCATTTGCTTTGGCAAACAGGCAGAATTTGCAGAAAAATATTTGCACAAAGGAATCAAAATGGCGATCACCGGAAGAATACAGACCGGAAGTTATACCAACAAAGACGGACAGAAGGTATATACAACGGATGTGATTGTGGAAGAACAGGAATTTGCAGAAAGCAAAAACCAAAATGAATCATATTCAAGGCCGGTTGCCGGTGATGGGGAATATATGAATATTCCGGATGGCATTGATGAAGAAATTCCATTCAATTAGGCGGTGATTGTATGTGTGATTTATTGCGGAATGGTTCGGGATATGTAGATTTTGTGGCATTTGAAGCAATTAAAAATATAGAAAAGGAGAAAAAAGCAATGTTTAAGCGTGGAGAAATTTTTGAATACGAAATGAGGGACAGAGGGGATGTGAAGATGGCCTTGGTGGTGTCGGCGGATTTCCGGGCCAATGATAGATTTGTAAACATCATCATCCTGAATGAAAATCCGGTTGGTGAAGTTACGGTGCCGATTGTTTGCCGGGGAAAGATGTATGCAGATTGTGGCATGGTTTCCTTCGCACATACAGACAGAATGCTTGATTTTGTCCGCAAGGCAACGGATGCAGAAATGGCACAGATTGATGCAGGCATTATGGAATGCCTGGGATTGGAAAGAAAAGAATTGGAACTTCCTGAAGCGAAGATTCCTGAATTTAAAGAAATAGCATTGATGCCTATGCAGGAAGCAAAGGTTGAAACATATTCGGAAGAACTTGCAACGGCAAAGGCGGAAGCCAATGTTTACAAAGATTTGTATGAAAAGTTGCTTGCAAAAATGCTTGGATAGGGGGTGCGAATATGGATGCGGAAAAAATTAAAGAAGTAATGGAATGGCTTGCAAATGATATTGGCAAAGTAGATTTTGTGGATCAATGTGCGCTTGCGGCGGCCTTCGGTGAGTTTGTGGAAAAAATAAAACCAATCTATACGAAGTATGCAGCCTTTGACGAAAAATCAACATTTTTATTCAAAATGTAATGAAAGGAAGTGTGATGATGGATAAATTGAAGAACACGACCAAAATTGTTAAAGAAATTTTGCAGGAATATCCGGATACAAGAAATAGTGACAACCTTCTTTATATCAAAGTATGTGAAATATTGAACAGTGCCGTATTAAATAGGCCGTTTTGGATTGTATTGGCTAACCTGAAAGATTGGGATTTGCCTGGTTTTGAAACGGTGCGCCGCTCCCGGCAGAAGTTACAGGCCACATATCCGGAATTGGCCGGAAAACAATGTGTAAGAGAGCAACGGAAGCGGAATGAAGCGGATTTTAAAGAATACGCAAAAGGGAATGTTTGATGGCAGCAGTTGCGATATATCAGAGGATTGAATGAAGCAAGATGGCAGCAGTCGCATAGAAAAGAAAGTGGGGATTGAACTATGACAAATAATGCGGAAATTACAAGAGTTATTGAAGCAAAAATAACGATTATTGAAAAAATGCCAATGGATGATGCAGAAACCATTTTATCTTATAAGGCAGAAGCGGAAAACAATGTGAAAGAAACATTGCAAAAAATATATAGCGCAGATAATGTGCAGGTGGAAATTCATGATTTTGTCCGGGATGAGGAGTGATGCGGCATGGGAATAAAAAGAGTGATTGACACATCATTTTGGACAGATGGAAAAGTTGATTACTTTACACCTGAAGATAAATATTTTATGTGTTATCTTCTTTCAAATCCGTTTACAACGCAGTTGGGTATTTATGAAATTCCTATTAAACAAGCGGCATTTCAACTTGGATATACAGAAGATGTGGTGGAAGCGTTGATTGATAGATTTGAAAATAAGTATGGAATTATTTTTTTCTCAAAATCAACCACAGAGATTGCAGTAAAAAATTATTTAAGGCATTCAATTCTGAAAGGCGGAAAGCCGGTGGAAGATTGCATAAAAAAAGAAATGCAGAAGGTGAAAAATAAAAGTCTTATTACAAAGGTTTTCAACCATATATCCGGCAAAGATGATCTGAATGAAACGGTGAAGAAGATTGTTAGTGAATATGAAAATGAAAACCAAAATGATAATGACAATGACAATGACAATGATGTATCGTACCCCGATTCGTACCACGATTCGTCAATCCAACGCAAAAAGCCTTCAAAGCATAAATATGGCGAATACAAGAATGTTCTTTTGACGGATGATGAATTGCATAAATTAAAGACTGAATATTCAGACTATGAAGAACGGATTGAAAGATTATCCGCCTATATTGAAAGCAGCGGAAGAAAATACAAATCACATTATGCAACAATCCGGATGTGGGCTAAAAATGATAAAGAAAAACCAGGAAGGAAAGAAATAGTTCCTTCCTGGATGGCAAGTGACAATAAGCAAGATTATGATTTCAAAGCATTGGAAGTGGCTTTGAGTGGTAGACGGAAAACAGCCGGGAATGATCCGAATGTTGCAGCAAGGGCAGAAGCATTGCGGAAAGAATTAGGCGGGGATGTATGACAAGGGAAGAACGAAGTATTTATAGCGAAGGGAGAAAAGAAGAATGAGCAAATACAAAGTATTCGACAGATTTGTGATTGAAATTGCAGAAGTAATTGCAGGGTATAAAAACAATCCGGATGATATTCCGGAAAAATTTGAAGATGCGACAACAACATTATACCGGGTAAAAGGATTTAACAGCCTTGTATTCGATAAGTACGGATTGGACAAGTTGAAAAAGATTGATGCAAACTTCAAGATTAACGATATTGACGATATGCTTGCAGAATATGACATAAGGAAAGATGGATACAACAAAGGCTTGCAGGATGCATGGAAGTTAGCATTTAAAATTTGGTCCACTACATGCGAAGAAAGAAATGAAATATTTGGGTTAAGCAACAATGATAATGGACTATTAACCATTTTAACCAAATTTACACCACAGGAAGCCATTGCCAGGATGGAAGCCTATGAGAAAAAGCAGGAAGAAATCAAGGTAGGGGATGTGGTCGAATTTGCAGATGAAACAAAAGCGGTAGTGATGGATATTGCAATAGACAGTGTATTGTATATTTTCAACGAAAATGGATGCGTTGAATCTGCACATCCGGAAGGAGTAAAAAAGACAGGCAAGCACATTGACATTGGATCATTGTTGGAGCAGATAGGCGGTGAATGATATGGAGAGATTGCGTAACGATTTTGTATTAAATAATGCCATAAATGCATTTGAACATACAGCAGATTCGGCATTGGATAGATGTACCCTTGATTTTTTGAAAGAATTGAGAAAATACAGAAAAGCCGAGAATGAAGGGTTGCTGTTAAGACCAAAATGCAGACTTGGGGATATTGTATATGCGTTATGGAGTGTTCCAACGGAATCAAAGTATGTGATATATCCGGCAGAAGTAAAAGAAATCAATTTATGTTCTACCAATGCCCAAAAGATGCTTATGTACAAACTTGAACCTATTGCTTTTCGTGGCAGATATAACAAGTATTATGATGATGATTTTGGGAAGTTGGTGTTTATGACGGAAGAAGCAGCAGAGCAGGCATTGGAGCAGATGGGAGAGTGAGAGGATGAAACAGATAGGATTTCACCACGGAGCATTGGCAGACAGTTACGAAAAGCAAGCCAATGAGCAGGGATTTACTTTAGGAGATAAGGCAGAATTATTTGATAAGATTGCCTTTTCCTACAATTTGTTGAGAATACATGGCTATTTAACGGACAAGCAGGAAGATTGTGTTTGTCAGAAGATACAGAAAAACCTTGTTAAAAATGTTAAGCCATTAGCAAAGGAGAATGAGCATGATTTGTGCGAACAAAGAACAACAAAAGTGCATGAAATGTCAGAGATATAGTGTCAATGCGCATCATGGATATAGAGATAAGCCAAGCGAAGATATTATTTTGTGTCCTTTTGGCGGAGTTAAAAAATGGCAATATATCAACGGCAGATATGTTTATAAGGAGAATGAGCATGACACATAAAGAACTTACAATCAGGCAGATTGGAGAGTTTTGCACGAATACTTCTTGCAAGAAATGTCCTATCAAAAAGTGGAATGAAGAAAGCGGATTGCATAATAGCTGCATGGAAAGTTTAAGATTGCCGGAAGTTTCAAAAATAATGTTGGAACAGATTAAGTACAGAAAGGTGGAGAGTGAGCATGACAGAAATAGAAAAGACTTGTGAAAATTGCAAGTATGAATTTGAGGATTTTGAAGGCACACATTGCAGACATTGTATTCATAGTGCAGAAGAACGATTTGAGCCGAAAGAAAAAACGGAAGATGAACTTGAAGTCGAATTAAAATTCCTTCGACAATGGAAATCAGATGTGACGGAAGATTTCTGCAAATATGATGCAAGTAGTGTTGAGGAAATAGCGGTACACGCAAGAAACAAGGCTATTGATGAATTTGCAGAAAAGATTTCACTTGAAATATCTGAAAGAATTATATGGGGAATGCTTGTTGATAGTGACAAGGATAATAGTTTCAGTGATACATCAGACAAAATTGTTGATTATGTGATTGATACTGCTAAGAAAATCGCAGAGGAAATGAAGAAAGAAGGTGCGGTATGAGTAAAACATCTGAAAGATTAAAAGGTTATCAAACACAAATGAGCATCTATGCAGAACAGCATCAAATGATATTGGCAAGTGATGTACTGGATATGATTGAGCAGTTGCAGGATGATTTGAAAGATGATGTGGATGCGGTTGTGGCAGAGTTGAACACGGCAGAGTCTGTAAAAGTATTCGGAAGTTTAAATAGTGGAAATCGGCTTATTCCTGTAAAGGATTCAATCGACATAGTAAAGGCAGGTGGGGTGGAATGACACCATTAGAAAAGGCATTAAAAGAACAGAATAGTTGCAACGATACAACAGAAATCGGCGGTGTGTTGTATTGCAACAAAAGCGGTAAAATCATACATCCTTTATTTGTCAAAACCGAAAAAGGAAGATTGGTGTGTGATATACAGAATTGTGGAAATAGAAAGTAGGTGTAACATGAAAGAATTTATAGATAAGTTGATTGGCAGGTTGGAAGGTTTGGGATGGGTATATGCAGACTACTATCCTGATGAAACAGCAATACATAGACAAAGAAAAAAGTCAGTTGCTTATGATGATGTAATCTCAATCGTCAACCAACTTGCAGAGGAACACAAGGGCGGTTGGATTCCTTGCAGCGAGAGATTGCCGGAAAACAACAAAGTGGTATTGTGTTGGGTTAAAAGCACAACCATAGCGAGCGGAGAAACATACATAATTGGATCATGTGACCGGGGATTTTGGTTTTTGCAAACCTATGAAATAGGGCATCATCATTTCCCGGTAAAAGATTATGAAGTTGTCGCATGGCAGCAGTTGCCGGAAAAATATCAACCGGCACCGCAGGAACCATGGAAGGATGCAATGATGAATACATTTTTGGCCGGTAAGGTGTAGAGAGGGGATAAACATGAAAGCAAATGAATATCTTCAGCAAATCAACAAATTGGATAAGATGATCCAAAACAAATTGATTGAAATTGAACAATGGAAGGCAATAGCAGGTGGAGTGACCGGACAGGCCGAAGGGGAAAGGGTACAATCTTCCGGCACACAACAAAAGATGGCGGATGCAGTCTGCAAATATGTCATGATTGAGGAAGAAATAAATGCGGACATAGATAGATTGGTGTATATAAAGCAGGATGTTATAAAAACCATTGAAATGCTGCCAACCGTTGAATATGATGTACTTCACAAAATATACATTCAAGGAATGGAATTTGATGAAGTGGCCGCAATGCAAAAAAAGTCCCGGTCCTGGGTAAAGAAGAACCATGGGAAAGGTTTGGCCCATGTTCAGGCAATCATTGATGAAAGGGGTGATGGAATATGTCATATGTTGAGTTTGCAATCGAATGGAACCGAGCATGCAAAAGGTTGAAAAACAGCGGTAAAGATTTAAGCAAAATTAAAATCATACCGGAAATTGAAGGCAAAAAGGTTAAAAAGTAACCGAAAGTGTCCAAAAGTGTCCAAAAGTAACCGAAAGTGTCTAAAAAAACCCAAAAATACCCAAGACAAACGGAAATACATATGATATTATTATAATATAATAGTGTTTCAAAAACATATAAAGTGGTGAAAAAGGCATTGCTATTTTTGGGCGGTGCCTTTTTTCGTGCCTGCAAGGATGTTCTTTTCGCTTTCATTTTTCTCCCATACCTTGCAGGCATTATATAAAATTACGGAAGGAAGGTGTTGCAGGATGGCAAAATTGAATAGAAAGCAGCAGTTGTTTGTTGATGAGTACCTGATTGACCTGAACGCAACACAGGCGGCAATCAGGGCAGGGTATTCCGTACACACGGCCAAAGAAATAGGGTGTGAAAACTTATCAAAACCTAACATTCAGGAAGCAATCGCAAAGGCAATGGCAGAAAGAAGCAAAAGAACCGGAGTGAACCAGGATAGGGTTGTGCTTGAACTTGCGAAAATGGCCTTTGTGAACATTGCGGATGTTGTGGACATAGAAACCGGAGCAATAAGAGAAGATGCCACAGAAGAAGATTTGGCATGCATACAGAGTATTAAATATAAAACAAGCCAGGGGGCAAGCGGAATAACATTAGAAAGGGAAGTCAAAATTGCAGATAAGAAGCAAAGCCTTGAATTGTTAGGCCGGCACCTTGGCATGTGGAATGATAAGATAGATTTGAATGTATCACTTCCGGTTGTCATATCCGGTGAGGATGAATTGGAAGATTAGGCGGTGAATAGCCTATGATGAATCCAAGCGCAATAAAGGAAAATATATCTTCCCAACATGTATTTGGGTATATGAAATATATCCTATACCCGGAAGATTATAAGCCAAAGAAGCACAGTGGGAAAAAGGTTGTAAGCCTTCCTGAAGTAGTCGGAAAAGGCTATAAATCCTTTTGGAACTTCAAAGGCAGATATAGAGTTGTAAAAGGAAGCCGGGCTTCTAAGAAGTCAAAAACAACGGCTTTATGGTATATCACAAACTTAATAAAGTACCCGGAAGCCAATCTGTTAGTGGTCCGGAAAACATATAGGACATTAAAAGATTCCTGTTTTACGGAATTAAGATGGGCGGCAAGGCGGCTTGGAGTGGAAGAACACTTTATCTTTAAAGAATCCCCGCTTGAAATCACCTATAAGCCCACAGGCCAAAAGATATATTTCCGGGGCCTGGATGATCCACTAAAGGTTACATCCGTAACGGTAGATGTAGGATGCCTTTGTTGGATGTGGATAGAAGAAGCCTATGAAATCATGAAAGAAGATGATTTCAATGTGCTTGATGAATCCATCCGTGGTGAATGCCCGGAAGGACTGTTTAAGCAGGTAACAATCACATTCAATCCATGGAATGAAAGGCATTGGTTGAAGAAGCGGTTCTTTGATTGTGAACCGGATGCAGATATACTTGCCATCACCACAAATTATCTATGCAATGAATGGTTAGACAAGGCCGATTTGAAGGTTTTTGAAACCATGAAGAAGAACAATCCCAGGCGGTATGCAGTGGCCGGCCTTGGCGGTTGGGGTATAGTGGATGGCCTGATATATGAGAATTGGAAAGAAGAAGCCTTCACATTAGAGGATATAAAGCATTGCAAGTCGGCATTTGGTCTTGATTTCGGTTATACGAATGATCCAAGTGCTTTTTTTGTTGGTTTTTTGGATGTAGCCGGCAAGAAACTATATGTGTGGGATGAATTTTACAGTCCGGGAATGTCAAACAGGAAGATTTTTGACACAATCACGGAAATGGGATATTCCAAAGAGCGGATAACAGGTGATTCCGCAGAACCGAAGTCCATTGATGAATTAAAAGGCTATGGATTGCGCATAAAGGGCGCAGAAAAGGGCCGGGATAGTATTGCAAATGGCATACAGTGGATTCAGGACTTAGAAATCATTATACATCCCCGGTGCGTGAATTTTTTAACGGAAATAAGCAATTATACATGGGAAGTTGATAAGTTTGGGAACAAACTAAACAGGCCCATTGATGATTTCAACCACTTGATGGATGCCATGCGGTACGCATTGGAAAAATACATCAAGAATAACAAGTGGTTATATTAGAAAGGGATAGTATGAAACATCATGTATTTGAGCCTACCACAGGCGAAAAGGTTATCAATGTATTAGGAACCAACTATGTGTTGAAAGAAGCAAATGAAACCATTGATGAAAGATTAAAAGACAAAGACGGATATTGCGACACATCCACCAAAGAATGTGTTGTTGATGAAATGAAAATCAATGATATTGAATGCAAAAAGAACCTTCCGGAATATAAGAAAACAGTGAAACGGCATGAATTGATTCATGCTTTTTTATATGAATCCGGGTTGGATGTATGCAGTTGGGCGGGAAATGAAGAAATGGTGGATTGGATAGCAATACAATTCCCGAAGTTGCAAAAGGCATTTGAGGATGCCGGGTGTATATAGAAAGGCGGTGTGAAATGCTAACGATAGAAGAAGTGCAGCAGTTTATCAATGATGATTCTGCATCAAAAAAGAAAAGGTTTGCCAAGAAAGGCCAGGAATACTATGAAGGCAAACATGACATAAAAGATTATACTATTTACTACTTCAACAAAGACGGTGAACCGGTAGTGGACAATTACCGAAGCAACATAAAGATACCACATCCATTCTTCACAGAATTGGTGGATCAGGCGGTGCAATACATTCTTTCCGGTTCCGAAGGGTTTGTCCGGTCCAAGGATGAAACACTTCAGCAGTACATGAATGAATATTTCAATGAAAATGAAGATTTTGTGGCGGAATTATCCGAAGTATTGACCGGATGCCAGGCCAAAGGATTTGAATATATGTATGCCTATAAGAATGCAGAAGATAGGCTTGCATTCCAATGTGCGGATTCTTTGGGAGTGGTAGAAGTAGAAGCCCGGCTTGCATCCGACAAAAAGGACCACATCTTATATTGGTATGTTGAAAAGATTGATAAGGATGGAAAAACCATCAAAAAAATCATGGACTATGATGCAACGGATGTATATTTCTATAAGCAGGCGGACAATGGAAACATAGAACCGGATAATTGCTTTAATGGAAAGAATGTCAAACCACACACAATATACATGAAGGAAGGGGATAAGGCCGTTTATTATGAGAATTTCGGCTTCATTCCCTTTTTCCGTTTGGATAATAACAAAAAGCAGATTTCCGGCCTAAAGGTTATCAAAGATTTGATTGATGATTATGATTTGATGGCTTCTTCTTTGTCCAATAACCTAGTGGATTTCGATACACCGCTTCATGTTATCAAAGGATTTGCCGGTGATGATATGGACAAATTGCAGAAGAATCTTAAAACAAAGAAAATTGTTGGTGTTGATGAAGAAGGCGGGGTAGAGGTTCACACAGTAGATGTGCCGTATGCGGCCCGGAAAGAGAAATTGGAACTTGATGAAAAGAATATATACAAATTCGGAATGGGCCTGAATACATCCGGATTGAAGGATACCAATGCAACCACAAACATTGCAATTAAGGCATCATATTCCCTGCTTGATTTACGGTGTTCAAAACTGATTATCCGGTTGAAGCAGTTCATGAAGAAAATCATCAAAGTTGTATTGGAAGAAATCAATGCACAGAACGGCACCGATTATCAGATGAAGGATATTCGATTGGTATTTGAACCGGAAATCATGAGCAATGCAACGGAGAATGCACAGATTGCCTTGTTAGAAGCGCAGGAGCAGCAGGCAAGGGTTACAACCTTATTGAATGTTGCGGCGCATTTTGACAATGAAACATTGATGCAGAACCTTTGTGATGCGCTTGATATTGAGTATGAAGAAATCAAAAGCAAACTTCCCGATCCGGAAGAAGCGCAAAATGCAGTGAAGGCAGCACAGGGGGCATTGAATAATGTTCCGGTAGTTGAAGAAGGTGAAGCGGTTGAATAAACGGCAAAAAGAGATATTGGAAGAATTGCTTGCAGACGAAAAAAGAACGCTTGAAGAATTGGAAGAATCCTATGATGATGCATTGGCGCAGATAAATGGCAGAATTGAAGCATTACTTGCCCGGCAGGATGCGGATATGCAACATGTAATCTACCAAGTGGAGTATCAAAGTCAGTTGAAAACGCAGGTGCAGGCCATTATTGATACATTGCAATCAAATGAATTTGATACAATTTCACAATATCTTACCCGGTCTTATGAAAATGGATTCATGGGGACCATGTATGACCTTCACGGCCAAGGGATACCAATGATATTCCCGATAGACCAAGCACAGGTTGCGGATGCTATACGGCATCAAACGAAGTTGTCAAGCGCATTATACACGGCCTTGGGGCATGATATAAATGATTTGTCCAAGAAGATTGCCGGGGAAATTAGCCGGGGAATGTCAAGCGGCCAGGGATATGATGAAATGGCAAGAAATATTGCTGCATGGGCTAGAATCCCAAAGAATAGCGCAATGTGTATAGCCCGGACAGAAGCGCACCGGATACAATGCAGGGCGGCAATGGATGCACAGTACAAAGCAAAGGACAAGGGCGCAGATGTTGTGAAGCAATGGGATGCGGCCCTGGATGGTGTCACAAGGCCGAACCACAGGAAGTTGGATGGACAAATCCGGGAATTGGATGAACCGTTTGAAGTGGCCGGAATGAAGGCCATGTATCCGGGGGATTTCGGTGATCCGGCAGAAGATTGTAATTGCCGGTGCGCTATATTGCAGCGTGCAAGATGGGCCTTGGATAGTGAGGAATTGGAAGCATTGCGGCAGCGTGCAGAAACCATGGGTGAATATGATTCCTATAATGAATTTCGTGATTCTTATAACAGGGCATTGAATGAATTATATGAGGATTCACCGCCGGTCCGAAGTAGCGTACAAAAGAGGAAGAATGGCCCGGAAACCCTTGAAAATGCTGGAAATAATGGTATAATAGAATTAGATTTACAATACTTCGCAGAATTGGATTTGGTGAACCAAAGTTCCAATTCATTAAGAAGGGGAATCAACAAATTCAAAGCACGCATACAAGAACATGAAGCATATATAAGCAATCCGGTTGAGCATTGCCCTGATTGGGAAAGTAAATCACCGGAAGAACAAAGCGGATTGATTAGACATTGGACAAAGGAAATCGGGAATTTCAACCAATCAATTCAAAACCGCATTGACGAGTTAAGAAACAGAGGTGAATATGATGAATAATGAGAATTTGACACCTGAAAGAATAAAGCATATTATTTCAAGACTTGTTAAAAATGCCAATGAAGCGCATGAAGAAGCAGAAAAAGACAAAAAGAACAACTACAACGCAGGGCGGAAGGTTGCGTATTATGAAATGTTGGACATTTTACAGGTAGAACTTGAAGCAAGCGGCCAAGATTTGAAAGAAGTTGGTCTTGATTTTGATTTGGTAAAAACGATTTTATAAGCATCCTGCAAAGGGTGCTTTTTTAATGCAATGAAAAATAAAAAGATTGAAACAGGGTAGCCGATAGCGGTTGCCCTTTTTTAATGCAAAAAATAAGAAAGAGAGGGAAACCACAATGGAATTTCTGATTCAAAATTTAACACTGATTATTGCAATCATAGGAGTGCTTGCATTCCTTGTATCAACTATCACCGAAGTATTTAAGGGTGTCGGGATTTTATCTAAAATACCCACAGATATTGTGGTGTTGGTGTTATCAATCGTAATCACCATAACGGCATTTGTTGCCTATATGCAGTATATACAGCAAGCAATCTTATGGTACATGATTATTGCGGCAATTATGGCCGGATTGATAGTGGCATTTGTTGCAATGTATGGATGGGAAAAGTTGTCCGAGTTATGGAACCGATTCAAAAGGGGTGATAACAATGGCATATAAATTCAAAACAAACCTTGCGAATCGGTCCAATTATGGAAAGGCAAGGGCATTGTCGGATATTAAGTTTATTGTTGTTCATTACACCGGGAATGACGGTGACACGGATGAAAACAACGGAAACTATTTCAAACGGAACATTGTGAAAGCATCCGCACATTATTTCGTGGATGATGATTCAATCACACAATCGGTTCCGGATGATTATGTGGCATATTCGGTTGGCGGAAGCCGGTATTCTAACTATAAGACAACCGGCGGTGCTTCCATGTATGGAAAGGCAACCAATGCCAACACACTGAATATTGAATTGTGTGATGATGTACGGAATGGAAGCGTGTATCCATCCGCAGGGGTGATTGCAAATGCAATAGACCTGGTAAAAACAAAGATGGCGCAATATGGCATCCCGGCATCCAATGTGATCCGGCATTTTGATGTTACAGGCAAAGCATGCCCGGCATATTGGAGCGGAACGGCGGAAAAGAATGCATTGTGGCTTACGGAGTTTAAGAACAAACTTGGCGGAACCACACCGCAGAAAGTGGCAACACAGAATGCCGCATACTATCCGAGATACACCGGGAACTCCACAAGTATTGCAACGGCATTGAACGCAATCGGGGTGGATAATTCTTATCAGTACCGGAAAAAGATTGCGGTTGCCAATAACATTGTAGGATATGCAGGAACGGCGGCCCAAAATACAAGGCTTTTAAACTTATTGAAGGCCGGACAATTAAAGAAAGCATAATAGGCATCCTTAGGGGTGCCTTTTATATTGCCCGGAAGGTGGCATTTATACCTTCACAAATAATATGCCCTGCCGTATGGCATTAAAACTAGGCTTGCCCGTGGTGACACCACAATTAAAAACAAAGGCAAAGGAAAGGAAAGATATGGAGTTTTTAAAAGAAATCTTAGGAGAGGAACTTTTCAATCAGTTAGCGGAGAAAATCAACGCACACAATGGCAATGAGGAAAACAAGGACAATCAGATTAAGATTGGAAACCTTGGTTCCGGCGAATATGTAGGCAAAGGCAAATATGATGCCCTGAACGAACTGTTAAAAGGGAAGGAAACGGAACTTACAACCGCAAATGGCCTGATTGCCGAGTTGAAGAAGGGAACCAAGGGCAACGAAGAATTGCAGAAAAAGATTGGTGATTATGATGCGCAGGTTGCGGAACTTCAGGCACAGTTGCAGGAAACCAAAATCAAATCTGCAATCAAGGTTGCTTTGTTATCTGAAAAGGCCGTGGATGTTGACTATCTCACATTCAAATTGAATGAAAAACTGAAAGAAAAGGGAGAAAACTTGGAACTTGATGAAAATGAAAATATCAAGGGTTGGGATGATAAGTTGTCCGGCCTGAAAACACAGTTCCCGACAATGTTTGAATCCGCAAGCGGAGAAAAGAAGGTTGTTGGGGATAATCGACTTCCGGAAGGTAACAAAGAAGGACAATCCGAGCCTACGAGCCTTGCGGAAGCGTTAAAGCAGCAGTATTCAAATAACAATTAAAAGAAAGGTTAAAAGGTGACTAATTATGGCACAGACATTAGAAGAAATCAAAAAAGGTATGTCGGATAAAGTATTCGGACAGATTGTGGATATTTTCCTTAGAGAATCCGCAATTTTGCAGATGCTTCCGTTTGATGATTGCGTATCAGCATCCGGCGGTGGTTCTACAATGAAATATAAGTATTTGCGTAAGGTATTGCCCGCAACAGCGCAGTTCCGTAAATTAAACGGCGAATACAATGCATCCGCAGCAACCAAGAAGGAATTTGAAGCAGCCCTTGCGATCATGGGCGGTGAAGTAGAAATGGACCGTGTACTTAAAAAGGTGGAAGGAAAGTTTGACAATCTTGCATGGCAGATTGAAGAACATATCAAAGCGGTTGTGTCTTTGTTCCACTATACATTGATTAACGGTGATGCGGTGGCAACAGCAGCCACAGACGAACCGGAGTTTGAAGGCCTGGATTCTATGCTTGCAGGTACATCCACGGAATACAACACAGGTAAAGTCATTGACTTATCTAACATCACCAACCTGAAGAACAATGCAGATGAATTTTATGAAGCATTGACCTTGTTAGTACAGGCAACGGATGCAGATGCGCTTTTGCTTAATACGGATATGATTACAAAGATTCAGACAGTGGCCCGCATTCTTGGCTATAAGACCGAAACCGAAGAAGCATTCGGCAAAAAGGTTGTAAGCCTGGATGGTGTCCGCTTCATGGATTTAAAAGACCATTACACCGTATCAGAAGGCATTGCGGTTCCTAATTCCGTAGTACAGAAGGGCATTGCAAGAACCGTAGGCGGTACAGAAGCAAGCGGCCTTACAGATATTTATTCTGTAAAGTTTGATGTAAATGATGGCTTCCATGGAATCAGCCTGAATGGTGGTACAGTAATTGATCAGTATTTGCCGGACTTCAATGCGCCTGGTGTAATGAAGCAGGCAGAGGTTGAAATGATTGCGGCAACCGTATTGAAGAACACACAGCATGCCGGTGTTCTTAGAAACATTAAAATTGCGTAAAGAAAGGTTAAAAGGTGATTATCATGGCAGCAAAGAAAGCGAAGAAAGCAAAAAGATATATCGTTAGAGTAAAAAACAATCCGGAATTTTGCGGAATTGGTGCAGGCGGTGTGCAGTTTTCCTATGGTGAAGCAAAAGTGGCATCCGAAAGAATGGCTTCCTGGTTTAAGGAACACAATGGCTATGAAGTGCAGGAAGAAGAAGTTGAGGATGAAACCAAGGATGAAACCAAGGATGATTCCCAGGGTGAAGGTTCCGCAGACAAAAACCCTGAATAATGAAAGGGGGAATCCCTTATGATTATTTCGGTGGAAGAATTGAAGGAATATATCACAACGGATAAGGCAGATAAAGTGCTTGAAGGTATGCTTCAGGCACTTGAACTTGCCATTCGCAGTTATACAAACAACAACTTCCAAAACCAAGGAATCCGGACAAGATGCCCGGTGATGGCGCAAAAGTTATTCACTAACTATCCGCATTTTGCGGTTGGGGATACATTGGAAATATCCAATTCCATATATAGTGATGGGATATACACGGTGGAATCAATCGAAGGCGGCCTTGTTACATTGAATAAGGCCCTGATTGATGAATCGGAAGTGCTTGTCACAAAGGTTGAATATCCGGCGGATGTGAAGATGGGAGTTGTGAACATGCTTGAATGGGACCTGAAAAGCCGGAAGAAGGTAGGTATCCAATCGGAAACCATATCCCGGCATGCAGTAACCTATTTCAATTTGGATGGGGATAATTCGCAAATGGGTTATCCCAAATCATTGCTTGGCTTTTTAAAGCCTTACAGAAAAGCAAGATTTTAAGGGGGTGCTTCTATGATAGACGGAAACCAAAACTTGCGAATCCAAATCATGGACAGCACCGCCACAAATGAAATCGGGGAACCGGTCCCGGCATGGAAAACGGTGCAATCCATTTGGGGTTGGCTTGATATGACCGGCGGTGATAGCAAATACACCTACAATGCAAAGATTCAGGAATCAACGCATGTTTTTGTGTCGGACTATGTTCCGCTTGCGGAAGGTGTAAAAGCGGAGAGTTGCCGGGCTATTGATGAAGATGGGCTTGTGTATGATGTGCTTTATATGGATGATCCAATGAATCTTCACGAACAATGGGAAATCTATTTGAGATTCACAGGGGGCCAATAATATGCCGGTAGAATTTACGAACAACACAGCAAAAGTGATAGCGGCATTGGATGATGCGGCCATTGCTTATTTGCACGAAGCCGCCGGCGAATTGCAGGCGCAAACCAAAAGAAATTCCCGGCCTGTTAAGTATGGCAGGCATGATGTGAAGAATAGTTGGAAATACAATGTGGATGAATCCAAGCAGGAAGCCAAAATCGGAAGCGAATTGGAAGCATCCTATTGGGAAGAACTTGGGACCGGCGAACATGCTATCAACCATGACGGAAGGAAGGGTTGGTGGGTATATGTTGAAGGGAACGACACACCACAAAGCAATCAAAAGTATTATACAGAAGATGAAGCCAAATCGGTTGCGGCAGGGTTAAGGGCCAAAGGCCTTCCGGCGCACGCAACAAACGGAACGGAAGCGAACCGGCCAATGTTCAGGGCATTCAATAGCAAGAAGGCCGCCTTGGTAAGAAGGGCAGAACAAGTGATTAAAACGAGGATGGAAGAATGACGAAAAATGCATTGAATATCATAAGTGAATCCATGAAGGCCCTTGGCATCAATTATGCATTCATGAAATGGAAAGGCAAAGTGAAATATCCGTATTTTGTCGGGGAATATCAGGAAGCCGATTCATTAGATGAAAGCGGATTGCAGGAAAGCACATTCATATTGACCGGGCATTCAAGAGGTTCCGCACTTCCTTTGGAAGATGCAAAACAAAAGATAAAAGAATATTTTAACCCCATAGAAGGGCATGTAGTCATTGCGGAAGATGGTTCCGCAGTGGCTATTTTTTATTCCAACGCATCCGGGATTGCTTCCGTGGATGCAGAGTTGGAAAGGATGCAAATTAACTTAGTTGTAAAAGAATGGAGCGTGAAATAATGGCATACGAAGAATTAAAATCAAGCGGTATCACCGCAAAAACACCGGAAAACATTATGCTTGGCGCAGGTACCATTCACAGGGGCTTGACCTTTGCGGATGGCAAGTGGAACTTTGAAGAATCCCTGATTGGGGCAACTTCCGGCGGTTCCAAGGTTAGCATTGTTCCGGAGTTTACACAGATTGAAGTTGATGGCGCACTTGTTAAGGTGAAGGGCTTGAATCCCAAAACCGGCGAAACCGCAACAATGGAAGTGAACTTTGTTGAAATGACACCGGAACTTTTGAAGATGGCAACCGCCGGCAAGGTGGCAGCATCCACAAAATACGAAGGATTCACGGAAATCACATCCAAGGCAAGAATTGAAGAAGGTGATTATGTTGAAAACCTTGGTTATATCGGCAAGAAGATTGACGGTACACCAATCATTATCATCTTTGATTATGCCCTTTGTACTTCCGGATTCACCACAGAAGGAAAGAACAAGGAAGCAGGAGTATTTGCAGGCACCTTTGAATGTGTTGCAGATGTTACACCGGAAGCCGACACATTGCCTTGGCACATCCTGTATCCTACACCGACAGTTTAAGGGGGGATAGCGCATGAAAGCAAAAGTTGTTTTCCCTTTTAAGGACAAGGCAACCGGCAAGATTTTTGATGTGGGCGCAGAAATTGAATGCACCAAGGAAAGATTTGCGGAAATCCGCAAGGCCGGAAATTATGTTGTAGAAGTGAAAGAAGCAGCAAAAAAAGAAGAAAAATAAGCGAAGGAGATTGAACAATGGAATATGAATTAAGACCTTTAACGGCAGCCGACATGGGGCCTATTTGTAAGATTATAACCGCAATCGGTGTGAAGCAGTTCAAAGATTGCTTCAAAGTGGAAGATTTCAAAGACAAGAAGAATGTGGAGCAGTTGGGCTTCAATATTATCTTTGATATTGGCGGAATCATTGTATCCAACATCCCGAAGGCGGAAAAAGAAATTCAGGAATTTCTTGCAAGTGTAACCGGGCAGAAGGTGTCCGACATTCAGAAGATGCCCTTTGCCGATTATGGCGAACTTGTGATGGCAGTTATCATGAAAGAGGATTTCCGGGATTTTTTCAAACGAATTATGAAATTGTTCAATCGCTAGGATACATCAAATTTGTGGACTTGCTTGCCAAGAGGTATGCAAGTCCTTTTTTGATATTAGATGAATTTATCCGATTGCAGCAACTTCATGAATTTTCAATGGAACTTCTTCAAAGCATTGGCGAAGAAAAGATTCAGGAAGCCCGGTGGGAATTTTACCTGCACCGGGTATGGGATATGTCATTTGAAGAATATGTGGCAAAATGCGAAAAGCCGGCTTCGGGGAATGATATGTCAGACAATGAAATCAATGATGTTGTAAATGCTTCAATTATGATATTAGAAGGCTATATGCCGGAATAGGAAATGCTTATGGAATTGTTCAGGTTATTTGGCAAAATAGCCATAGACAATACAGAAGCAAAAAGCGCACTTGATGAAACATCCGCCAAGGCGCAGGATTCCGCAAATGAAACGGAATCGGCCTTTGGAAAGATTGGCAGTGTGGCAAAGAATGTTGCCATAGGAATAGGCGCAGCAGGGCTTGCCATTGGCGGTGCCTTCATTGGTGCGGTAGAAAGTACACGAGAATACAGGGCGGAAATGGCATTGCTTGAATCCGCCTTTATAACCGCCGGGCATTCTTCGGAAGCGGCGAAAACAACTTATTCAGAACTGAATGCGGTTCTTGGTGATTCAGGGCAGGCGGTGGAAGCATCCCAACACCTTGCAAAGATAGCGGACAATGAAAAAGAGTTGGCAGGCCTTACGGATATATTGACCGGGGTATATGCAACCTTTGGGGAATCGTTACCCTTGGAAGGATTGGCGGAAGGAATCAATCATTCTGCATCCCTTGGGGAAGTGCAAGGAAGCCTTGCGGATGCCCTTGAATGGTCCGGAATCAGTGTGGAATCCTTCAATGAGAAGTTGGCAGGGCTATCCACGGAAGAAGAACGGCAGGACCTTATCACAAAGACCTTGAATGACACATACGGAAAAGCATCCGAGCAATACAAGGCAACCAATGCAGATGTAATGGAAGCCCGGAAAGCGCAGGAAAGATTGTCAGATGCAATGGCAAAGGTTGGGGAAATCGGGGAACCGATAATGACCGACATTAAAAATGCGATTGCAGGAATGGCAGAATCGGCGGTGCCGGTGCTTGAAGATATGGTGAATTGGTTCCGTGATAGTGTTACATGGATCAAAGAAAACAAGACCACTATTGATATTTGGGTGGCCGTGATAATCGGTGCAACGGCAGCCATTGGAACCTTCATGCTTATCATGAATTGGGGAAGCATTATGTCGGCGGCGGCAAGCGCACTGAATAAGGTTAAATTAGCCATGATTGCCTTCAATGCAACATTGCTTGCCAATCCTATTGGATTGGTTGTAGCGGCGGTTGTTGGCCTTGTGGCGGCCTTTATTTACCTTTGGAATAATGTTGAAGGTTTCCGGAATTTTTGGAAGAAAACATGGGCCACAATCAAATCCCTTGCATCTTCTGCATGGAAATCAATCCGGAAGTATTTTTCGGATGCATGGGCGGCAATCAAGAAAATGTGGTCCGCAGCAGGTTCCTTTTTCCGGGGAATTTGGAACGGCATCAAAAATGCCTTTTCCGCCGTGAAATCGTGGTTTTCCAACATTTTCCGCAATGCATGGAACGGTGTGAAATCTATATGGAACGGTGCAAAGTCCTTCTTTTCCGGGATTTATTCAAAAATTAAGGGTGTCTTTGGCTCCGTGAATACATGGTTTAGAAGCAAATTTCAATCTGCATGGACTTCAATTAAGAATGTTTTTTCCGGTTGGGGTTCTTTCTTTTCGGGCTTATGGTCCAAGATTAAGAGCAAATTCGGATCAATGGGTTCTTCTATTGGTTCAGCAATGGGAAATGCGGTGAAGAATGGCATGAACGGTGTGATTTCAAAGGTACAAAGCACCATAAACAAAGGGATTGGCTTTATAAACAGTGCAATCCGGCTTGCCAATAAACTTCCTGGAATCAATGTGGGAACGGTGCCGAAAATATCCCTTCCCAGGTTGGCAAGGGGCGGTGTCCTTGAAAAAGGGCAAATCGGTTTATTGGAAGGTTCCGGCGCAGAAGCGGTGGTGCCTTTGGAAAACAACCGGGCATGGATTTCCAAGGTTGCGGAAGATATGAACAAAATGCAACCGCAAAGCAATGAAGCGGTGGTTGCAAGAATGAATAGAATAATAGAATTATTGGAAGAATTGCTTGGAATGCAAATATGCCTTGATACAGGGGCATTGGTTGGGGAATTGACACCGGCCATTGATGCAAGACTAGGCAAGACTTACAGACAGAAAGCGAGGGGGTGAGAAATCATCCCTTTTTTAAATTACTGAAGAAAGGGGGTATCCCTTTAAATGGATATATTTAAAATTGTCGGTACGGTAGCATTGAATAATCAGGAAGCCATTCTTGTGCTTGAAGAAACCGGGGCAAAGGCGGAACAAACGGAAAGCAAATTATCCGTAGCATTTGGAAAAATCGGTTCCGCTGCAATAGCCGTAGGAAAAACAGTGGCCGCCGGGCTTGCGGTAGGTATCACCGCAATGGCGGCCCTTACCGGGCAAGCATTGAACCTTACCGGCGAATTAGAACAAAATATGGGCGGTTCCGAAGCGGTCTTTGCGGAGTACGCAGAGCAAATGCAGGATATAGCCGGGGAAGCCTATGCAAATATGGGCTTGTCCGCTTCTGATTTCTTGGCAACCGCAAATAAAATGGGCGCATTATTCCAGGGCGCAGGATTCGGAATTGAAGAATCGGCAACCACATCCGCAAATGCAATGCAAAGGGCGGCGGATGTGGCATCAATCATGGGTATTGATGTAGCATCCGCAATGGAAGCGGTAGCAGGTGCGGCCAAAGGCAATTTCACCATGATGGATAATTTGGGTGTGGCAATCAATGACACCACATTGCAGATTTACGCAATGGAAAATGGCCTTGGTGAGTTAGTTACAACGGAAGATAAAGTAAGCGCAGCCATGCAATTATTCATGGAAAGCACCGCATATGCGGCAGGGAACTATGCTAGAGAAAATGAAACCTTGGCAGGTTCTTTAACAACGGCGAAAGCGGCCTTTGAAAACTTCCTTACCGGGGTAACAAGTGCGGACCAATTTGCGAATGCACTTACCAATGCCGGTGATGTAATTCTTAGCAATCTTTTGGAATTAACACCACGGCTTATCAGCGGTTTGACAGAATTGATCGGGATTCTCACACCGGAACTTCCCAGGAGAATCC